TACAGGTCCAACTGGTCCAACCGGTGCGACTGGGCCAACAGGACAAACTGGTGCGACCGGTGGTACTGGAGCGACTGGAGCGACTGGACCGATTGGTCCAACTGGTGCGACTGGACCGACCGGACCGACGGGTTCAACAGGACCGACTGGTGCGACAGGACCTACCGGTGCGACAGGACCTACCGGTGCGACAGGACCTACCGGTCCAGTTGGTCCATTAATAACTACTACAATGGCAACAAGTGGTTCAATCGCAGCAGGTGCGACGGGTAATTATACTTTATCCACTACTTCAAATACAAATAATAAATATATCACAGCAAATTGTTATATTACAATTGACGATACTACAAATTATGTAAGTTATTATCAAGTAACAAATGTCTCATATAATACTGGTATATATACTCTTACACTTTATAATTTTTCTTCATCTACTGGTTCTTGGAATTCGGGCGCAAATGTTGCGTTGGTTGGACCAATAGGTTTTACTGGTTGTACAGGTAATGTAACAAAAGGAGTGACTACACTAGGGGTAACCGGGTTATCTTATGGTGTGACGTTAACAAGTGATGTAAATTTACAATTTGCGTATTCTAATGGAGGAGGAACCACAAATACACCCGGATTACAACCAGGGTCTTATAGTGATATATTTTCATCATTTCAACAAGTAGATTATGGTTTAGTCGGACCAACGGGAAATTATGCGACTAATTGGACTACAATTACATCAGCATCAACAATGACAGATATAAAATCATCTACTACCGGACAATATGTTATAGCTTGTGCTACAAGTAGTCAACTTTATGTATCATCAAGTTACGGGTCTTCATTTTCACTTACCAGTTCATCTTTATCATGGAAAACAGTCGCAATTTCAGCAAATGGACAATATCAAACAGCATTTGTTTATAATGGTGAGATTTATATTTCATCAAATTATGGGTCAACTTGGACAAATATTTCAACAACAGGTTATTGGAATAAGTCAGCAATGTCAGCATCCGGACAATATCAAGTAGTGTGTTCAAATGATGGAGCAACAAATAACAATTATATTTATCTGTCAAGTAATTATGGAAACACATGGAGTCAAAATACAAGTGCTGGACAAGAATATTGGACTGGAATATCAATTTCCGCATCTGGACAATATTTGAATGCTTGTGCTTCTACATCAGCCGGTGGAGCAGAATATATTTATACATCATCAAATTATGGGTCTAATTGGATACAAAATACAAACGCAGGGAATAGAATATGGAATGGAATAACCATGTCAGCAACGGGACAATACCAAAGTGCGATTGTAAATACAGGTAATATTTATATTTCAAGTGATTATGGTAATACGTGGACATCAACAGCATCATCACTTGCTTGGGTATCTATAAAAATGGATTATTCCGGTAAAATTCAAATAGCATCAATAAGTAGTGGAATCGTATATGTTTCAACGGATTATGGTTATACATGGTCAATTATAATTTCTAATATTAGTTTAAGTCTTGATAAATTAACAATTTCAGGAAGTGGACAATATATATATGGAGTTAAAAATGGTGTAAGTAATATATATACTTGTAATAACAGCATATATACAGGCGGAGTTATTAATGTAGGTGGTTATACATCTGGAGCAGGTGCAACTGGTATAAAAGGTTCATTATATTACGACACTACAAATAATATATTAAAACTATCAAATGGGTCAACATGGCAAACTGTTTTAACATCACCATTACCTGAACTGACATTGACATCAACTCTATATGGAACAAATATAATTTTAAGCGGAGGTATTAATGCGTCTGGCACAATTACAGCATTATCATTTAATGCTACATCAGATTACCGTATTAAAGAAAACGTGGAAAATTTGAATACAGAAAAATATAGTGTAGATAAATTAAGACCGGTAAGTTATGATAATAAATTATTAGGAAAACCAGATATTGGATTCATAGCACACGAGGTTCAAGAACATTTCCCCTTTTTGGTTTCAGGAGAAAAAGATGGACCAGGTAATCAATCATTAAATTATACCGGTTTAATTGGTGTAGCAATAAAAGAAATCAAGGAAATCAAAGAACAAACTAAAAAAATTAACCATTTATTAGAATTAAATGACAAGTTGGTAAGTCTAGGTGATATTGATTTGTGTGGAAACTATATAACAAATATAGAAGGAATTCAATTTATGGATGGTTCCTCACAAAAGACTGGTTATGATACACTAACGCAAATGATAGATGGTGACAATTCCAGCATAGATATACGCGAAATAAAACATAATAATATCTATATAAATAAATCAAATAGCGGATTAATTACGTGGAATATTTATTATGATAAATTCAATGATAATTCAAAAAATAATAATGGAACGATTTTTCATTTTATAAATAGTACCGGTAATGAACAGTTTTTTAATTTTATAGGTGAAAAAAATATACATATATATGATGTAAGCAATATTAAATTAGATATAAAAAATACAATTATAATAAATTCTACGAGAACAAGAATACTATACACAAACCATGATTCATTGAATCCGGAAATATATATATTGAATAAATAATCGCATTCCCATATTCATATAAAAATATATAAATAAATCAATGAGAATAAAAATTGATTTATTTCATTTAAAAACAAAACCACCTATAAATATAGAAGACCCATACCCATACAATAAAATACAAAAATGTCAGTATTATTGGAAACTTTGAAAAATAAATTTCACGATGAAAAAGACGACCTTATATTATTCGATGAGCCATCACACAAGTATACAATTATAACCGACCCGCACAGTAAATATACCTCAGTGACCACTTGGATTCACACCCATTTTCCCCATTTCAATCCCGACAATGTGATTAAAAAAATGATGAGTGGAAAAAACTGGAATCCCTCCAATAAGTACTGGGGAATGACACCGGAAGAAATCAAAAACGAATGGAAGAAAAACGGCGAGTCTGTTTCATCCTTTGGCACCAATCTTCATTTTGATATTGAATGTTTTATGAATTATCCGGTAGAAAACCCTGACCCAGACACCTACGTATCTCATGCGCATTTATTAGACTACTATCACGAAAATTACACCGCAAAAAATATTTCACCGCCAAATCAATCGGAAGAATGGGGCTATTTCTTGAAATTCGCCGAGACATTTCCCCATCTCATCCCTTATCGAACCGAAAAACGCGTTTTCGACGAAGACCTTAAATTTTCCGGTTCGATTGATATGATTTATTATCACCCGGAAGACGACAGTATTTCAATATATGATTGGAAACGCAGTAAAGAAATATCCAAATCAAACGGATTCAACGAATATGCCACGACGGAATGTATAAATCACTTGCCAAATACCAATTATTGGCACTACAGTCTCCAATTAAATATCTACAAGGCAATTATTGAGCGCAAATACAATAAGAAAGTCCGCGATTTGTATTTAGTGAGGCTCCATCCAAATAATACGCGCAAAACATTCGATTTAATAAAATGCGCAGACTTGTCGCAGGAGGTTTTATCACTATTTGAATATCGAAAAGAAGAACTAGATAACGTCGCCTCGAAGTAACAACGACGCGAACCCTAATATAATAAAATATGTAATGTGAAAAAAATATAAAAATATAAACTTGAATAATTAATATGTGGTTGTCGAATATTTTTTCTCTATTTTTTTCATTTGTTTCCGCCTTTTTTATTAAAAAGGTCGTTGAACATGATTATATATCACAAAATTCATTTATTCATAATTTTATAGAATTGTATAATTATATTTTTTTACAAAACTTTTATACATACAATGACGTCGAATTATTTTATCAATATATGAATACTGTAAATAATAATCTTGTCGATTTTGTAAAAGAAAAATGTTCATTTCTACTTTTAAAAAACGATGAAACACCGCAAACACCAGAAGCAATTGTAGAAAAAATCCCCGAAAAATATGAGGATAAATACTTGGATATTTATAAAAAAACCGATTCTATTGTTTGTACCGATGAAAAAATAGAGGGTTTGAAAAACACAATTTTAATGGAAAATACTCCCTTAGGTAATGTAATCATGTACTATGACAAATCCCGTGAAACCTTTATATATTATTCAGACAGTAATATTCCTTACCGATATTTAGAAGTCATTTCACGAAAATATGTGGTAATGAATAATTGTAAACAAATCCATGTTGATATGGAACAAGAAATCAAAGAAGCAGAGGAAAAATTAGAACAAAAGAGACAAGATGAGGAGGAAAAAAAGAAACAATTAGAAGAACTCGAAAGGCAAAAACCCGAAGAAAATCAATCGATTACAAAAAAAGATGTATTTGCCAAATTGAAAAAATACAATACTAATACATCATTAAAGTCATCTGGAATACCAACGGATAAAAAGTCGGTTTCAAAAAAGAATATACAAGAGAGTGATAAGCCGCTTATACTTAAAGAAAAAGCAAATCGTTATTCTTGCGAAGGAAAATTAATGAATTTCAGTTTCTTGAAAAAAGTAGATAAAAAAGTGGTAGATAAAAGATATGCCATGAATTTTTCTGATTTTAAAAAAATGATAGGGATGAGTCAAAAAAAATAAAAATATACTTTTATAATATATTATATAAAACGAATAAATGACTATAAATAATAAAACAAATACTCAAAATATTTCTCATTCAACAGATAGTGGTTTAATAAATACTATAAAAGACGAAATAAATAAAAATGATGGATTGAATGTTCCGGTAAATATATCATCAAAAAAGTTTGATTTAAAAAGTTTATTAATAAATCTAATCGACGGACTAAACGAAGCATTAAAAAATCCCGAGGTCGAAAAAAGCATTGATGAATTGGAAAGAAACATAACTTACAAAATTGATAATATAAATAAAATAAAGGAGAAATTTACCATGATATTTACCATAAATTTAAAAAAATCATTGACACAAAAAATAAAGGAAATAAAGGACATATTAAAAGACCCGGAAATAATGAACAGTTTATTGGATATCACTAATTTGTTACCAATCACCATTAAAAATGTGATTCATGAAACAAATGAGAAAATTCAAAAAATAATTGTAGATATAGAATTCGACTTGTCATTTATTACAAATAATAATCTAAAAGATTTGATAACAAACAAAATAAAGGAGTTGAATGATTTAGTAAAAGACCCGAATGTTAAACATGATTTGAAGGAATTAGCTATTGAACTTGGTGGTTATGGTAATATTGCTTTACAAGCGGCAATGCCGGAGATTAAAAGCATGATTCCGGATATAATACAAATATTTGGTAAAAGTGCGGACAAACTGTCGAATACCTTGGCAAATTTATTATTAAATATGGGAACGACAATACCGGGGGTCGGGTCCGTAATTGGCGCGGTTAGAGTATTTGATAGTAGCGTAAAAACCGCAACACTTTTAGTTGAAACAAATATGGAAATTGTTAAAAAAATGTCTGAAAAATTTAATACATTTTCGAATAAGTTTATGAATATACTAGATAGACAAAAAAAATTACCGACGTCATCCTCTATACCGAAAAATCAATTGGGGGGGTCAATAAAAAAAGCCAATGAAATAATGAATCGTGTCAACAAAAGTATTTCTCGTTTTCACCGAACAACAAGTAAAATAAAAACAAGACGACGTATTAAATATTAAGCCGTATGTGTTTTATTTTTTTTCCATTCATTATATCCGGTGCTTCTAAGAATATGAAAAGATGTACCTAGGTGTTGTTTTGCTATCACGAATGCCTTTTTTTCTTTTGGACTAAATTTTTGTAAATAGGAGACGATTGATTTTTGGTCTTCTTCATTATAATGCGACACCGCGAAATCTTTTTCTTCAATCTCAAATTCTTTTAAAACATCTTCCAGTTCTTTTATCATAATTTATTTGTTAATAATAAACAGAAAATATTTAATTTATATTTCAATTTTTAATATAAATCAAATATCAAATAAAATAAAAAATTGAAACAAAAGTAATTTAATTATAAAAAGTATAAAACAAAAGAAACAACCACACAAATCTTCTATAAAATAAATACAATGCCAAATGATGCGTCATCAACATTTATTCTTGATAACACTACTCATATTGTTACTCTGGTTCCTAATAATAACGGTATCATATGTAATACAAGTGGAAAGGAATATGAGATATCCCTCACAACAAGTAATGCCTCCACCAAGAATGATGATACACTTGATAGCAGTTCAAGATATGCTGATTTAAAAGAATCGACAAAATCAACACCCATATTTCGTTTTAAATTTAGTCAACCATTTATTGATGAAATGTATGTATTTTCAAAAGTACACCAGTATGATTCCCGCCACGATTTCAAGGACGCTTGGAATAGTTGGACGGAAGACAATGCGGAATTAATAAGCGCTGAAACCAAACGACTCGAAAATATGAATTACCAGGGTGACATTATGGATAAAATGTTTAAAAGTGCGCGTTATTATTTTCGTAAAAAGAGCACCATAAAGAAAGACCCAAGTGAACGCGGTATATATGTGAATTTGGACAAGGATTTATTATATGCGATGGACGAACATATCAAAAGAAATGTGTTTGCCAATATAAAAATGAAACCGGCAGACAGTGTAAAGGAGTTTCAACAAATAAACGCTGAGTATATTAAAGAAAAAACCCAGCATTTATGTGAAGAAGAAGGATTTGACGAAACTATGTTGGAAAACAAAATCAAAAAAACGTATAAAAATCGTTATTTCATGATAATGAATCCTGCGTCATCAAAATAATATTTATTATTTATTATTTATTATGAAAAATAAAAAAGGTTTAACCCATTTTTTATTTTTGTTTTTTATTTTTGTTTTTCGTTTTTTCACCAACAAGACATTGATAAACTAAATATCATCGATATTAATTTCATCATCGCGTTCAACAAATACAATATCATCATCGTCGCTGTCTTTTTCTTTTTCTTTTTCGATTTTTAAATTGATTTTCTTTGCACTAAGGTCCATTTCCATAATTTTCTTGTATTCATCCTCTTTTTCATCAGTAAAATCAAAACCATCATCTATATTATCACCATCATTTGTATTCGTATTTGTATTACTACGGTCATTCAAAATAAATTGAGTCCAATTCACAGTTTGAACTTGATTTTTTAATCGTTCCTTGTCTTGATCTGAATAAACATCCAACAAGTCACAATTATCTAGTTTTCCACCTGCTTTTTCAGATTCATAATCCCGCAATCCAATCAATATCCATCTTCCATTGCTAATCATGTTATCGCGTTTTCCTCTACCGCGAAATTTACCACGAATAAAACATAAGCGCGTCTTATTGTCTTGACACAATACATGACACATACCATTACCCAACATTTTTGTTACTTGTGCGTATAATTCCCCGTCTTCCAAGGCAACACGAGTTTTCACCATTTGCTTCGAAGAAGAGGGAACCACAAATTTACGAGCTTGTCCTTTATGACCACTACCACCTTTAGTATTTTTTACCATTTTCTGAATATATTATTATTATAGAATTAAGATAAGAATCATATTTCTTTTCAATTTTTATTTATTTTATGAAAATATGAGTATTTAGGATTTTAGGATTTTTATTATAAAAATATTATTTAGGATTTTAATTAAATTATTTATATATTATATAAATGGTAAAATATACTAAAAGAAGAAAAATAAGAGGAGGAAATGTAAAATGTGCAAATGAATCTAGTGAAATTGCTGAATTTGATGAAGGTTATGTATGTCGTGGTAATTATCCATATTCTGTTTACACTAACAGTGAGGGAAAAGACTTTATACAATGTCCAGATAATCAAGAAAGAATTATAAAATGTAAAAATAATAAAGGAGATATTAGATATCCTCAATTATCAGGTAAATGTCTAGATGGTTATAATGAAATATATAGCTGTGCATATAAAAGTGGTGTTGAAAGGTCCACCGCAAAAATAACCCATAACACTCCAATTCAAAAATTATCAGAAAAATTCGAAGAATTGACAGGTAGACAATCTCCTTTGAATAGTCCAGATAGTTCGCCAAGGTCATCATTCGCATCAGTATCATCACAAGGTGGAAAAAGAAGACGCACTAGAAAAAATAAAAGACGCGGAAGAAAAACAAGAAAACATTCCCGAAGAAAATAAAATTGAATTATTTTTATTTACAACAATAATAAAAATAATCACTATAAAATTCAATAACAATTCCAAACCTAAAATGAAAACAACGCAAGTATATATTCCAAAAATCAACGAAACCATTACATTTACCATTGGCACAAATGCTCAAGACAATTTTGATATTATAGACGCGGCGGAAGAAACCGATTTATGGTTTCATGTGGATAACCAACCATCATGCCACGTAGTCGCCAGTATTCCCAACGCAGAAAAATATAATCACAAGGAAATCGCTTATATTGCCAAACAAGGTGCTTGTATATGTAAGCAATATTCCAAATATGCCTCGCAGAAAAAATTACCCATTATTTATTCGAAAATAATCGACATTACAAAATCCTCCACGCAAATAGGCACTGTCCACACTAATGGAAACGCAAAAATTATTTATATATAAAGACCGAATCACCAGATTATTTGGTGGTTGTTCTATGTGAGCCATGTAACTGATAAAAATCATCAGCATATGTGAATGGTTTATTTTTTATTTCTTCATATAGTAGATTCATTTTCTGTATTCGTTCAACCGCATCTTGTTTATTTAATTCAATATCACCTGGTAAAAACCCAATTAATTTATTATATGCATTAGTGACAATATCTTCTACCGAATATGTTTCAGTTTCCAATAATTCATCATAATTGAAAATCAATACATTTTTGTAGTGATTATATTTTTCATCAATTACTTTATCTCCTCGTTCACTACAAACAAAATACAAATTATATTTATCTGAATGTTTTTGAATAAATTCGTCAATATCTAGTTTATGAAACTTAAATATATTTGTTTTATTGTTCAACAAATATCGCGGAATACTATCAACTGATATAAAAAAACGAATAGGTTCATTTTTAATAATAAAACCATAAAGCATGTTTACAAGTACCGTACTTCCGGTTTTTGTTCTAGATGTTTGTATAATAACATTTGGTTTTTGATTTTCCATATTTTCAATGTTTTTATACAAATAAAAAAGGTTTATATTTAAACCCTTATTATTTTACTTTATTTTTTATTTTTTAATTAACTACGTATAAACCATTCTTGCCATATTTCTCATAAAAGGTCTTCCAGGTTTTACCCTCGTACATTTCCTCACAGTTCGAAAAGTATCCAATACTTTTGTTTTGTATGGCTCTAGGCAATTCATCCGGTTCATATCCATAAAACAGATAAAAGTCCTGAAGCGATTCTTCATCAGGAAACACGACGGTTTTTTTAGAATGACTAATAATTCCATTATATTTTTGTATTCTATAAAACCAGACAGGCGAGAAAGACGCATGATATAGCCATTTATACTCGTACATATCAATAATTTCTTCTCTTTTGATAAGATTTTTCCGGTTGTCAAACAAATGTATATAATTATTTTCATCAAATATTTCATATTCATAGGCAATGGGTAATATTTGGTAAGCAGGTAAATCGTCCTGAACTTGTATTGTTTTGAAATCATCAAGATTCTTATCAAAAGATTCGATAATCACATTTTTCTTCATTTTTATTTTTAATTTTTTGTTGTAATGAATAAAGACCAAGGATAATAATATAATACCAGGATTTACATTTGAAACCTCCATCATTTTACGGAAAGCATCCATTTCCTTGTTTTTATTCTTTTTTTTGAAATAATCTAAAATTTCTTTATAAGTTTGTAATAAATCATCTAATTTTGTCTTACTCATGATATATTTAGTAATAACCGGAAAATTTTTATCCTCTAGTTCTTTTGCTAATTCAACGCCAGTAATGTCAATATTTTGAGAATTCGACAATTTTGACAAAATAAATACGTCAATTGAATAATTTCGAATAATTAAATTATTTATCATTAAGCATACGATTTTTGATTTTTCATCAAAATCCTCACTTTTTACCCAATTTTTGTAGGTTTCCAATAAATAATCAAATAATTCGGGGTTTAAAGACGCGTAAAATCCAAAATAAACAACCCAAAGCAAACCGAATAATTCTTGGTCTAACCCAGAGAAATAGAGTTCAAACGTCCAAAATAATGCTTTATCTAGGTCTTTTTCTAATAAAGCTATAATTAACGATAATTTTACATATTTTGTAACATACAAATAGCGTGTAAGAGTAAATTCGCAATCAATATTTAGATTTTTTATATATTCAAGATTCATGGTAACAATGTTATAGTTATTATATAATTTATTTTAAAGTCCTTATTTTAAAATCAATTTTTCTTTTTTCTTTTCTTTTTTCTTTTTTCTCTGATTAATGTATAATGGGAGAAAATTGGATTTCATTAGTTCAACGAGTATTTAAAGAAAATCGTGCCAAAAATCCGGATTACAAATATAAACAAGCAATGGTTGATGCTAAAAAAATGTACAAAAAGGGTGGTCCATCTGTTGCCCCAGCAAAAAAAGGGTCGAAAAAACAAATGGTACAAGAAGAAGCAGCCCCAATCATTGTTCCAAAGGGTAAAACCAAAAAAAATCGTGGTCGCAATAATAAAAAATCAAGAAAGGCCAACAAATCAAGAAAACAATGTACTCACAAAAAATCATGTCAATGTCCTAAATGCTCTAAATAAATATAAGTATTTTAATTAAGACGTTTTTTATCAATAAATTGGCCTTTATATTGAAGCAGTAAACACGATGTTGATACACAGAAATTTATTACCGGTAGTTTTCTACTGATAAAATTCCTAAAAAAATTCCTAGAATTCATCTCAATATTATTATATACTATTGTATTGTAAAAAATAAAATATTACGAAAATATTTTATTTTTTTATTTCAGCTACACCCCTTATTTAAAGAATCCCGATTATGCGACACCCGAAATACTGCTGTCTCCTGTAAATATTTTATAGGTAAAATATTATGTGGCTATACAAAAATGTATATTTTAGTTATGATAACAACGCATCATTGCTGTATGGAGACAAATACTAATCAAGAATAGTCTTTATATTGTTTTCTTAATAAATTCATATATAGCCATCAATTTGAAGTAAGATGTCGCTTGGTAAAACCACACCCCCACCCCCGCCATTTTCTCTCTCCAATATATCTTCCAAAGTTTGAATTTTGGTAATCCAATCAAAAGGAATACTAACTTGTGTCATAGGTGACCTTTCCGTTTCACTTGAATTTATAATTAATGTATTTGAATGTTCATAATAATTCAAGAAATTGGCTCTAAAAGATTTCTCATTTTCATAATAGGGCGCTTTTTGTGAAAATAAATATCTTTGTCCCCGAATTAGATTTTTATTTTTAATTTTTGTATTCATTTCTTACTTTTTGCTTTTTGTTTTTAATGACAAAGAGAGAAAACAAAATCAATTTTATATTATTTTGTTTTCATTATACATATTTTAAAACCATTTAAAGTATTATACATGATACTATATAGATTATCTTTTTAGTATATTCGTATAATATACACAACTTTCACTTGAAATGAGCAATATGTTTAAAAATTTTTCATCATCGTCATCATCGAGAACAAGTCAACACCAAAAGCGACAACCCGTTATTGTAAATTTTAATCAAGACGATTTTCCGGATTTGGTGAATCATACTACCCCGCTTATGGAAAAAGAAGAACCCAAGAAATCTTTGGATTATAAAGGTGCGTCACTTATTAATCACGATAACAATGATGATAAAGAAAAAAAGCAACCTGGCTGGACGTATCTAACCATGGACAAAAATAGAACTATACAAATCGAAAATTACAAAATTCAACAAAAATATATCAACAAAGATAGCAAAGACACTACTTGGCGTACTATATTAGGACAAATGATAACATCGTGGGAAAAATATAAGGAAAATTATATTGAATTATATGGAGAGGATTGTTATAATCACATGTATGAGATGCCAAGGGACGACTATAAATATTATGAGGATGGGGATGAATATAACAATGATGAAATGTCAAGTGCTGATGAACAAGATTATTATGACGACATAATCGACGATTATGATAATTATTTGTAAAGAAACAAATTGGTTTGAATATATTATATTTTTTGATGAATAAATATAATACATTACATAAATGAATTACGAAGAAGAACCAGACGAAGAAACAAATTTAGACACAAATTGGATACAAGAATTTGAAAAGACTGACCAAAATTATGTACCATTTTATAACGAAGATGTCAATGAAATTAAAGTGACGTCCTTGTATGTTGATAAAGAAAATAATATAGAAACCATCAAAGAAGAAAGACTACTTTTGAAACAAGAAAATATGGTAACAAAAGAAGAATTAATTGACATTATCAAAAAGAATAGTTTCAAAGACCAAAAAAGATATACTATTTTATCTCTCTTGAAATACAATGTTGATTTGGAAACCACTCATGTAAAACATTATTTGAAATCTGTATTACCCCGAGATTTTTTAGTGGTGGTGAAAAACATTGATAACATACCTCTTAAAAAAACAATTTCGATGTTTCAAGATTTGAATACTATTTTTATACTTTTTTATGAAAAAACAACGCCTGTATGCGGCTCAAATCATCAAACCACTAAAAAGATATATATAAGTAACAATAAAACAAAAAAGAAACAACTTAAAGTGTTTTGAATAGTAATTAGTAACTATGTTTCAAATGTCATCACATGTACCATCGCCAAACTCATCACAAATAAATAATATTTTCACAAAACAAACCGGTAAAAATGGACACGATGAATATGGATGGTCGGAGTACACAAAAGAAAGAATCGTTCAATTTAATTATCAATTGGTACGAACAAGCAAAGAAACGGAAATTATTCATTTAGCAGACATTTTATATAATATTATCAAGGATTTACAAGACAATTTAGAATATGGTAAATTATTACCTGAAGAATTTCAGGAACAAATTGTATTTTTATACAAATTGGTTGGTTATACTAGAGATATTATCGATGGCAAAGGGGAGTACATGTTGGCATACATGCAAATACTCGTATGGTACGGGTTTTATCCGGTTCTTGCCGAGTTTTTATTAAAGTCATTTGTGATTATGTCAAACAACGAACAACACCCGTATGGTTCATGGAAAGATATTAAATATTTTTGTAATTATTGTAAACAACAAACAGGTGATGATAATCATCCGCTTATAAAATACGCCATTGAATTGACGAATCAACAGTTAATGAAAGATAGTAAAACCATATGCGAGAAAATGACACTGGTTGCCAAGTGGATTCCTCGTGAAAAAAAACCAAAATTTTCATGGTTGTTCAAAAAAATGGCACACGCGTATTTTAAAGAGTATTTGACTACGGCAAAAAAGGATGATGTGTCACAGATAAAACGCGCAAAAAACAAGTGTGAAATGGAGTATCGACAATTAATATCATATTTAAATCGGCGTCTGGATACAACTCAAATAAAACAATGCGAAAATGAATGGTCGCAGATTGAGCCTTCAAACATTACCTCGCAAACATTATTCAAACAACGAAAGGCTTTTTTGAATATGCCAATTGAAAAACTAGGTTCCATAACCGATTCGAATTCAAAAATAATGCGAAAAACAACAAAGGACCGTCTTTATTGCCGCGATAATATTATCAAATATATTGAATCGGCCGATTCTTCCTCCAGTTTCAAAAAAACCCCTCATATTCAATTGAACGAATATGTCAAGACGGCGATAGAAATGATTGACCAGGATGATACAAGAAACCAAGAAGAAAGTAACCTATTAAATACCTTATGGAAACAAAATGCCCATAATAATCTGCCATTAAGACCTATGGTTGCTATGGTAGACACGTCTTTATCCATGTTGAAAAATGACGCATTATATTTTGCGCTTGGATTGGGAATACGAGTTGCCGAAAAAAATGCGTATTTTGGAAAACAAATCATGACTTTTGGAAAAACATCCAAGTGGCATAATTTGGAACATTGTGATGATTTTGTTGGTACGGTAAAAGCAATTATCACGAATAATCATTGCGATAATACATCATGCAGTCCTATGTATTTGGATGAATATTCGAATCTGTATGATGGAATCGATAAATTATTGGAGACCATTGTAGAGTCCAAAATGCCTGAAAAACAAGTCGCTGAAATGGGTATTATTATATTTTCCAATATGAAATTTATAAAAGAGCAATCTAAAGACCAAGATTTTATAACCGTATATGAGGCGATTAAACACAAATATGAAAACGCTGGTCAAAAGGCAGTCAATAAAGCTTATACCTTGCCACATATTGTTTTTTGGAATATGGAATCGACGCATGGATTCCCATGTTTATCGATACATCCAAATGTAACCATGATTTCTGGAAATAACCCCAAATTATTGAATTTATTTCAAGATAAAGGATTTACATCTTGTTCAGAGACGTACCATCCAAATATAACACCTTATACCAAAATGAAGGAATCTTTGAAAAATACGAGATACAAGTGTCTCGAAGAAGAAATCGTCAAAATTTTATTTAATGCTTAATTTACATTGTAATTTTAATAAAAAGAAGATATATATGCTAACAATAGAGAGGTGAATATGACAAATAAAGCATTGTCGATATACACTGACCTATGCTTGAATAATTCATTCGCGAAAAAAAACGCCTCTAAAAAATACGACCAGGTTATTATGGAAGAATTCACAGAAAGTCGCATGATTCCATAGGTAAATATCCAGTATGCCAAAAATCTTTCAAACAATGGGTTTTCGCTGTTGTTTTTAATCATTGACAAGTGTAGGCGGTCTAAATATGGTATGTTTATTAGGCGCAATATAGACAATGCGCATAAAATATCATATACTCCGTTTGCCTTTATCAAGAATTGTACAACGTGTACAATATTTGACATGTTGTTTTGTATGAAATCTCCCGTTAACAAATATATATTAGTTACTGGTTCAATATGTCCCGAATATAAAATAACATTGGATATATTTGCGATTAAATGTAACATACTATGAGCATAAGTAGAGTGCCAATATTGTTTTTTATTGTAATAATAAACGCCTAACGGATAAAAACATATTGCTAAAGACAAAGTAAAATAATACATCTTTGAATATTCCGCATTGTATGCTCGTAAAATTTGATAAATTAATGAGGTATATACAACACCCATATCCACATATCTTCTCCAAGAATAATCCGGTTTATACCAATAGTTGATGGATGTTAAAAAAACACCACCAGGAACTAGAGCTAAATCATAATGGTTATTGTAAAACGCATATATACAAGAAAACAAAGAAAAAAAAGAGACTTTCCAAATAAAGGAATATTGTTCGGGATATAAAATACAACCATCCATTTTGATTGTTGTATTTTATTTGGTTATATTTTTAAATATATTTATATTTTTAACTATATTTGATATAAAGACAAAAATAAAATTGAAAATTCTTTTTGAATTCACAAAGAAGTCAAAAAATGATACCAATAGTAACAAGTCGATTTAATAATGAAACATGGGACGAAAACTGTAATTATCGAGCGAAAATAAACGCCTCCAACGGTTGTATATATGGTTGCCCTCGAAGAATATCCTCGAAAATCGCAGACGATACAATCCTTTTCGTCGTGGAAATGAACAACAGCACGAATCAAATAGAAGGCATCGGTTTAATCAAAAACACGGTAAGAGCTGATAAATATTACAATATATACAAATGTCACAACTATAATAGATATGTCTACAAGGGCGACTACCATATTGACCGCGCCATCTTGGAAAAATTCAATGTCGACCTCGTTGAATGCCTGGATTATATTTTATTCAAAGAAAAGACACATATGAAACGCGGGAGTGGAATGAAATTAATCCCTGAAAAACTGTTGAAGCATGAAATGTGTAGAAGCATGGTTATCCAAGAAGAAATAAGAAAAATATTCCGGCAGCATTTCGCATGTACTGAAATAAAGGAACCAAAAAAAGATAACTGAAAAAAAAGAACCATTCACGGGTTTACAAAAAAGTAAAAGTAAAAAAATATATAAATGTATAATATATACTAATATTAATGAGTGCTGGTTTTGATACAAATGTGGATAATTATACTCTTGCCGAATTATTAACTATTTTATCCTTAGATACGTCGATTCCCGATAGAAAATCTGTGACAGATGCGGCTGATAAATTAATTTTAAAATTTCAAAAAGAAAATAATAGTAAGTTGGTTCTTTTTTTTCAAGACATTAAACAGGCACTTCTTGAATACGTAGATGAATTGGAAAACTCCAATGAACCAGTAACTTATCGTCCAACTAAAGCACAGTCAGAACTTTGGTGGGATAATCAACAATTATTACCTCAAACTGAACCGTCACAAAAAGAGAAAATAACCGAACGTGGAACAAATAGTCAAATATATAACAATACACATGTGCCTATGAATCAAGAACAATTAGGCGTGGCAAATGTTAAAGCGGTAGAAGTCGCACAAGACAAGTTGAACCCTACTTTGACAAATGTAACTACCCGCATTATTAGTTTAGACAGTCAATATCGCCAAGTGACTGGACCGAACGATATCTCAACGGATTATACTCTTGATTTATCTGAACATTTGGTAAATGTACTTTCTTTGAAACCCTATTCTTTTCAAGTGCCATATACCTGGTATACGATTGATACCTCAAATGGTAATACATGTTTTTGGATATCCTTTATGAATACAACAACAAATTTATTTGAAAAATCGGTATCGATTAATTTAGACCCGGGTAATTATACCACAACAAGTATTGTAACCGCTTTAAATACCAGTTTTACAGATGCAGGGTTTTCTGGATTCACCGGAAATCCGGTTTTATATAATTCAACCAGTGGTAAAATCACTTTAAATTTATATGGGGGACATTACACTGACCCAATAACATCCACTACCTATAATATAACTGCGAAAACCATTATTACTTTTTTTGACCCCACTGATGAATTATCTTGTTCATCTAACAGTTGTAAACAAACAAATCTGGTAAATCAAACCTTAGGCTGGACATTGGGTTACCGTTTGCCATACATAAATGTATCAGCATCGGGAAATGTTGCCCCCGCAATTATAAATCTAATTGGACCCAAATATTTAATTGTTGTTATTGATGATTTGAATCAAAATCACATTAATAATGGTCTTATTGGAATTACTGAATTATCAAAAACACTTAAACTTCCTAATTATTACAGTAGAGATTTACCGGTTAGATGTACCTCGGCAAATCCAATGGGAACAAATTTCGACTCAAATACGGAATTTTTGATAGATGATATAAATGCGGGAACATTAATCATGGATAAATGGGATGTAAGTTATGTTCCAACACCTACTGTATTACCTACTGCGCCGCGAATACTCACTCAATCGCAAATATATTCAATAAATGAAATTATAAAAAACAATGAACGAAACGTGAAATACCGTTCATCCGCACCTACTTGTTCTGACATTTTCGCCATTATTCCATTAGATAAAAAAGGTCTAAGTACCGGCGAGTTATATGTGGAAGATTCAAGTACGTTACAGTTAAATAAACGAGTTTATTTTGGACCGGTAAATATAGACAGAATGCGCGTTAAATTATTAGATGATAGAGGAAATGTATTGAATTTAAATGGTGCTGACTGGTGTATAACAATTGTTGCGGAAATATTATATCAATATTAATGAATATTTTTACTATTTTAATTTCTTATTAATATATAAATAAGATGAATCCTTTATATATTATAGATTTAATTGGTTATTACGGACCCCAAATTCTATTTGGTTCTTCCATCTTTTTACTGTATAAAAAATCAAATTACTTATTTGTTTATATCATTGGCTTTATATTGGATACAATGTTGAATTTTTTGATAAAAGGAATTGTAAAACAACCTCGTCCAAAGGGTGATATCAATATATTTAAACCAAACGAAAAACAATCGGCCCGCATATCAAGTGATATTTATGGTATGCCATCTGGACATTCTCAACACGTATTTTATTCAACAATATTTATTTATTTGGTATTCAAAAATACAAACATTACATTAATATATGCGGTCATTTCAATACTCACATTGATACAAAGAGTCAAATATCAAAATCATTATATTAAACAAGTTATTGTGGGTGCTTTGATTGGTGCATGTTTAGCATACTATATGTATATTTATGCTGATAAAAAAATAGTTGGTAAATTATTAGCCAAAAAAGAAGACAACGCAAAAGATGTCGCATAACATAAAACATGTGTAAAAAATACATGTTTTATGACAAATAATAAATCAACATTTGATATCCATGTAAAAAAGACCATTCAAGCAATTTTTGACCATAACTGTCGTATGTTCCTTCAAAAGTCCAAGTAAATGAGGAATTAATATGTCTTTTCCAATCCAACGCAACTAAACGGTGATAACTTTCCCCGTCATAAGCATATTGTTTTCCTTCGCATGTAATTAACCCGCAAAAATGATTTTGAGCCTTGTCCCGAACAGCACAGCTGTCTAGAACGTATTTTTTATCGCGAATCGTGAATTCTTGTTCCTTGTCCATAATAATACCTGAATTACCGGGTCTCTGTTTCAGTTCATCATTTATTTCAATCACAATGATATGCGGATAATAACCCATTTGTTTGATACGGTCATTCACTGTGTTTTTCCAATCCGTATTGTTATAAGTATTTATAAATAATAAATCAATCGATGTATCTTGTAAATAATGAATAATACTTGAATAATAATGAACGGGGTTTCCACTGTCATTCACATTATAAAGATTGTCAAATCCTTTGGTGTTGTATCCATGTATTGGAATAGATTTGTATATTTTTTCAATAATACTATTATTGTCTAAATCATACGCATACTCTGAACCAGTAAGACACGAATCAATCGCAAAATTCAACAAGGCAAATGCGTCTGCTAAATTGCGCGGTATTTTTTTTCCATTTGACAATTCGCCAAGTATCATGAGTTGTCTAAAATAATGGAAAAATTTGCGCCCCTTATCACTTATAAAAAATGTAACAAACATTGTGTTGAACCAACAATTTGATAAATTTTGTTTAGGGGTAATTATTTTAGAAACATCTACGTGTTTATTTGCCGATAAATTGTGTAACAATAATTTTTTTGCTCTTTCATCGTAATAAGGAACACATTTATTATCTCCAGGAATTTCAATCTCGAGAGACTCGCGTAATTCAAAAGCATTATCATTATTACATCCCAAAATGTTTTCTCTCGTCATGGACTTTAAAGAAACTAATTCTTCATTAATTGTTGGTGAATATGATGATAGTCCTTTTCCTTTATGGTTTATTTCGCTTGAAATCAAAGTACTTAAAGATTGTATATTTCGGGGAGTAGTGCTTTTAAGAATATGTAGTTTTCGGGTTCGATTCTTGTTTTTTTTATTTTTTTTGTTCTTTTTGTTTAATCTATTATAATATTTATTATTGATAGTTCTATGTTTGATGGTTCTGTTTTTTGTTTTATTATGTCTCATATATTTAACACATATTTAAAAAAAAGCTGAATTAAAAAATATTGTATTAAAGTATGGGAGGTTCGGGTATATTACCAACTTGTATACATAAAAATAAATTATATTTTTTATTTGGAAAAGAAAATCGTTTTGATAAAACACCGGGATGGTGCGATTTTGGCGGTGGTAAAGAAAAAGGTGAATCATTTATGAAAAATGCTTTGCGTGAAGGGACCGAAGAATTAACGGGATTTTTAGGCAGCGAAAAAGATTTGGATAAATTATTAAAAAAACACGGAACTTACAATGTTCATTTCGATTCAGGTAAATATAGAATCCATATATTTCCGTTTGAATATGATGAAAAATTGCCTTTTTATTACAATAACAATCAAAGATTTTTACAGAAAAAATTGGAGGATAGTTTAATCAAAAATTCTAGGATTTTTGAAAAGGCGGAAATCAAATGGGTATGTGTTGATGACATCCCCAAAATGAGGAGTGAATTTCGTAGTTACTTTCAACCTGTAGCGGATGATATTTGTAATCAAAAAAATGAAATTTACTCTTTTATAAACAAGTCAAAGAGAGAAACCAAGAACAAGACTCGAAAAAACCGTTAATAATTTCATATTTTACACGTGTGTTGCTGGGTATTTGACAAGAACATATTCCTTTATTTTATGAAATGTGATTCCTTCTATTTTTAATAAACGCTCAATATATTCGACAATCACTGTATTGTATTCTTGGTTTTCACTTCGAATAGGTCTTCCATAAAGAATATCATAAATTTCGTATTCTGGTTTGAGACGAATCATCGCAGTGCGGTAAATCATAGTTGTTACATCTTTGGAATCGCCTCCATAAATGGTCTTTTCCAATTCTTCCAATTGTTGATGTTCTAATAAAATTGTCTCAAAAGCATTGATTAATTCCTTGTATATTTTCATGTCTTGTATTTTATAACAATTGTAATACAAGTCTAATTTTTTTTTGATATGGTCCAAACAAAATAGATTTTCTTGTAATATTTTCCATTGTTTTGATACAAGTGGTATGATAATATTTGTCATGATGTAAATTTTAATCTTACCAACGTCAGATGGAATATATTCAGTATTACAAAGAGATTTTCCTGAAATATTTGCCGGGTTCAGTATATTTTTTCCTGATAAACTAGTGGTTATACATTTATGATTCATCTTATAATATTTATATATTATAACATGTTTATTTTATTAAAATAAATTTAATGATAACATTTTACGCATTTGGAATTGGTTTTGGAACACTTACAAATGTCCTTTTCTTTGAAAAAGAGAGGTTTGGTTTTTCCACACCCTCTGTCACAAGGATTTCTGTACCCCCGGTCACACGGACCTCCGCAACATCCCTTGTTACAAGAATTTCCGTACTCCCAGTCACAATGACCTCCGCAACATCCCTTGTCGCAAGGATTTCCACACCCCCTGTCACAAGTTTTACAAAAGTTACACGAACCACATGATTTATAATGAAATGTCTCACATTCTTCTACGCAAGGAAATGGACATTTTTTACAATACAAATTTAAATTAATATTATGCGGAAAATACATGTTTTCTAAAGGATCATTTTTTATTATGGATTCTCCATAAGGATATAATATATTGGCGACATACTTGCAATTTACAATTTCTTCTACCGGGCATTTTTTACAATGCTCACAATCATCATCATGTAAATGCGCAAGTATTGATTTATAATTTATATAACTGGTATTTGAATTGGTAATTGAAACTGGTGGAGCGAATGTATAACGGTTATTCAAGTTATCATAAAAGGTCTTTGTCAATATTAAAAATGTTTCGTAATTTATAAAGGTATTTAAATTATATTTTTTATTAGAAATCGCCTTTTTAATCATTTCTCTCCCCTTCTTTATTTTTAAAAAGTCATTATAAGATTTATCATGATTATTTGAAAAGAATTTTTTATATGACATATATTATAATAATATTTTTAATTTTTATAAGAATATCCAGAAATTGAGGTATTACACGACAATGATTCTGAACTACATGATGCTGTATCATTATCATCATAATGTGAACAACTACAAGAACCGGAATGACTACAACTTGAGCAGATTGATGATGAATGAGAACAACTACAAGATGACGATTTACAACAACTTGAACAACTTGATGACGATTTACAACAACTTGAACAACTTGATGACGATTCACAACAACTTGAGGATGATGAAGAATCACAACAACTTGTACTGCTACTAGATGAGGTCTCACAACAAGTTGTACCGCTTGAAGAAGATGAATCGCTACTACTACTGCTACTACTACTACTACTGCTACTAGTATCACAAATAGGTGGAATAATACATTTATTTTTTAATGAATATCCAGAAATATGGACTTTATATTGAAATGTTATGTTTAAATAAACATTCATTACACATGAATAAAATCTAAAATTAATCTGAAAAATAATTGGTGCGCAATTATTTCTTGATGAATGTTCAATATATCCAGAACTTATCAATGTGTTTATTACTTGGTCCCAACTTAATCCAACTTGTGTTCCACAAATTGACGCAAGTGATTGTGTTTTATAAACCTCTTTTTGTAAACAAATAATTGTTGTTGGATTCACATTATTTATACTCATATTGAAATTTTCCTCAAAACATTTCAAAACCTCGTTATATAAAGAAAAATGATTAATAAAAGAATTGTTTGAAACATAACTCTGTTCAGTAAAAACAATACTATTATTTGTAATTTGTGCCTTGTTTACACAAAAATATTTTGTTAGGTTGTTGTAAAATAAATTAAAAAATTCTTTTTCTTCTAAACTAATTACATTTAAAACAATATGATTTGTATTACAATATTGTTGTGGTCCTCCGTCCTTTTCACAACATGAACCCGATTTTTTTTCAAAAAAATTATATAATGTTGCTATAGGTAATATTGGAAAATGATGTAAACAAGTATCACCTATTGGAGTATATATTTCACTATTATTATATGTTTGACCATTAATAAATTCCGTCATTTATTATATATTTATATAATATTTGTATATAATAAATTTTTCTCTCTTCAAAGAACTATCCAGTTACATTTTTGAAATTAAAACTTTCATATAAAACTTCCAATTCTAATGTAAAACTATAATCCATATTGTTAAAATCAATGATTTTACCAAACTTGTCCAATATTTTAATATGAAGTCTAGCTAAATTCACAGGTCCATTGTATTTTCTACTTTTCGCCAAAGGATTTTGAGTTTCATCAATGACCATCGACAATTTTCCATTGACAATTGGAATTTTTGCTATAATATCCTCATTCAACATACTTTTATCAAAACCAACTATATTTGACATGTTGTTGTTATATTGATAATCCGTTATCGACATGTAAATATAACGGTCACCACCAGCATCAAATAGCGCCTCTGATTGAATTTTAACAGCGATATTTTCATATTTCGCTAATCGAAAACCAAGCGTCCAACCCATACTATTCATGATATTTTGATTTATATTTTCCACAAATTCAATCGTATATTTGAAATCTTTGGGATGATTTTGTGTCAATTCAAATGAGGATTTAAAACTATACGGGTCGATTGAAAATTTAACGTATTTCAACGCATCATCCTTTTCTGCCTCGTAAAAATAAGTCGTATTCAAATAATTCTGTAACGTATCACTGTCATAATTCCCGTCAGGCACTTGTATCACAAATGTATAATCTTCGTTACAAAGACAAATGTGTATTTTAAAGGTATTATTCTTTTTCATATTGGAAAACAAATACCACGCATTGGGGATTTCAATAGACGCTAATCTCATTGACAATACGTTTTTGATTTCGGTTGGAATAAAATACTGAAAATCACACGGATTACTAGCGTAATAATTATGACGGAAACAACTGTTTAAATTCAAATTCGTAAGCTGTGTAATGCGTTTGATTGAATTCAAGTCTCCCGGTGCGACGCTATTTGGAAATGAATTATAGACTATATTTGTCTTGTTATGGACTAACGAATCAAGCGTATTCAATCGCGATGTCGTATTCAAAACAGAATTCAAATCGCTAATCCCTTCTTGCGAAGTATTGTTTTTCTTTACATCCATTTCAAAAATAACATCGATGATTTGATTTGAATTGTATCTCTCGTAATTTTTGATTTGTTTTATCTTATCCATGTATTGATTAATATTCTTCGCATCCGTCATATTGGGTATGTAGTTTTGTTCAAAAAGAGCATAAATGGTGAGAATCATTTTTGCTCCCTTTAAATAAAACTCGTATATATCACTGGAAAAACGCTCTTGTATGAGCTTTAATTTATTCTCAATCTTGGTAATGTTTTCATAATTATGGTCATTTGATAATTGATATATATTCAATAATTCAAAAAAATTATAACTATTTATATCTAAATCGATATTGTTGGATGACATTTTATCTACTATCTTAATATAACAATATTTTTTAACTTGTAATTTTTATACATATATTAGTAGTATATGTATAAAACAATGAAAATTCACAAATGAATTATTTCATGCATATTGAATGTACACGGTAGTTGAACTTGACCACCGTTGGTTTCACACAGGGATTAGGACTTTTGAATATTACATTCACCACAAAAAGGGGACTTATATTTCTGGGGTGTTTATTTACTAAACTATAATCTCTCAACATACTTATAATATTAGACCAAGTGAGAGAACAAACTAAACTAGAACAATTAATATCACATAAAGTTTTGATTTTTGATAAATCATTACTTAAATCAATCAAGGAACAAGTGGTGAAACAATTTCTAGATACATTTAAATCTTCTTCTGTATTTTTAATGACTTCTTCTAGCAATGAAAATGGTCTTCCGTTTACTTTTCTATATGGTGCTAAAAATGTCAAATAAAAAAATTCCTTGACACAACTTTTCTTGGGGTCTATTCCAAAAGTTTCACCATAGGGATAAAAAATATTTCTAAATGTTTCTTCATTGATTGATATTTCGTCTAAATTCACAATATGACTATTATTACATGTGACTTCTACGGGGGAATATTCTTGGCATAATACAGCAACATCTAATATGAAATTTGTATCGTGACAATGATGATGACATTCATCATTTCTCTCTTCATAATTATAATATTCTGTTGTATCATTTTCACAATGATTGCAATTACCTTTCATATAATAAATATTAATATTTTACTTTTTCTTTATATTCATAATAATATTCAATTTAACTTGATTTTACAACCAAAGGTTTTTTGGTTTTAACAACGTCACTTGAATTTACAGTGTAGTTATTATAATCAAATGGTGAATCATACCATTCATCAGTAGGGTCATCCGCAATACTTTTTTTCATATAATACTTAAATGTATTGAAAAATCCAACGCCATTCCATTTGTTAAAAACAAAAATATCACCATACCAAGTATTTTTATTACAAGGATAATATATTTCTTTCGAAAAAAAACCCATGAATCCAATCAACCATGAAAATGAACCACCCGATAATATTAAATATTTACACGTTGACGCAAACATGATTGTTTCTACCTCATCTTTATTAATAATAGTCATATTATATTTATGAATCAATTGTTGACAAATATTATTATCTATTTCATCACTAGATATATATATGTTTTCATAGCTTATCTTTTTTAATGTTTCTGAATAATAGTCAAATAAATTATGTTTTCTCAAAAGTCTAACATCTCCTAAGCGCACATGAATAAACACATCATCATTATTATTATATCTAATGTTAAAAATATTGGATTGTATTATTTTATTTCTAATTTGTTCTATTTTAAAATATTTTTTTAAATAAAAACAAAAATTTTTGTTATGACATGTCAAATCATAATTGAGTACTAGATTTTTAGCTTCACTTGGTTCAGTAATTAATTCATAAAAATTATCATCTGTCAATAAAAGATTGTCATTGTATTTTTGATTTCCTATAAATAAAATAATTCCTAATTTTTTAAATAAATGATAATATTTATATTCAAAATTCAAATTATATTTTGATGATAAAAAATGACACGCCATATTTATAAAAAATGAACTACCAAACCCATAATAATTTATTTTAGATGTGTTGTAATATAATGACGTTCTTTCCTGTATTTTTCCCTGTGTAACCCAATGTTCATATGCTTTTCCAAATGAGTCTAATTTGTATTTATATAAATCTGGATAGTTATTTATATATATTTTCCAATCAAAATTTTTAATTTCTTTTAAATCGAAAAATATACGCCCCTCTTTTTTACCAGCTGTTATCCAGTGATTCCAGGCTTTCACTTTTGTATTAATACCTATTTGCCGCAAATCACCGTAAAAATTATAATAACTAATCCAATCAAAATTAACATATTCACTCATTTGTCCTAATTTATCCTAATATAAATGAATATTTAAACATTACTCGAAAAAATTAATTCATTGAGGCCACTCATTAACGTCACCTCAATATTCCAGCCCAAATCCTTGAGCTTTTGATTACTAATATAATACCGTTGGTCATTGAAAGGACGGTCCTCTATATATTCAATCCATTTATTATAGTCTTCTGTATTTTTGATGAGTTTTATCAATATTTTGGCAATTTCCATCACTGAAAATTCCATCTTGTCATCACAACCAATATTGTATATTTCACCGACTGTACCTTTTTCCAATATACATTCAAACGCTTTGGCGGTATCATACGCGTGTAAAAAGGCACGAACCGCGGTACCCTTTCCTTGTATCGTAACCTTCTTGTTCTCTTTTAATTGTTTAATAAACAGTGGTATTAATTTCTCCGGATATTGATTGGGTCCATACACATTGTTACCTCTGGTAATGATAATAGGCATCTTATAAGAATGATTATATGACTGTGCTATTAATTCCGCACCGGCTTTGGTAGCCGCATAGGGATTCGTAGGGCACAAAATAGAATGTTCAGTCTTGTGTTTTTCTTCAATATGATTCATGGATTCACCATATACTTCATCCGTTGATACATGAATAAATTTTTCTATTTTGCCATACCTTCGGCACACCTCCAGTAATGTATGAGTTCCCAATATGTTGTCGTGGGTGAATTTAATAGAATCCTCAAATGAATTTTGTACGTGTGATTGTGCCGCAAAATGTATCACGTGTGTAATTTGGTATTTCTCTACGGTTTCTCTTACCAACTCAAAATCACACAAGTTACCTTTCACTAAAACATAGTCTTTATGAAAACGAATCGGGGCATCTACATTTGTTTCACTCGCACAATAATACATGGCGTCAATATTTACCATCGTCCTGAACTTGTTTTTTGGGAAATAATAATTGATAAAATTACTACCGATAAAACCACACCCACCTGTAATCAACAAATTCATTTTGGGTTGTTCCGGAACAAAGCCACCCGTCAATAATGTATCCTTGTAGTGAATCAAACAATTGCGCACGGATTCTTTAATATTTAAAATAAATGGATACATGGTTTGTAGGCGAGTAGTGTCGAGGAAATTATTTGACCGGTCAGCCGCTAATATTTTTCGCTGTTCTTCTTGAGAAAAATTATTCCAGGTGAAATGAGGGTCCACTATTTCCTTGTACATTTCCAATATTTCATTGTGACTAATTAATCCTGGATTGGTTAAATTCATTGTTCCCGTTGTTTTATTACGCATCATATCGAGTACAATTGGTAATAATTCAGGCAACACCGTCATTGAATTCGGTACCGAACAAACCTTTTGATAAGTAGTAATCTTTGTAATAAAGTTTCGACCGTTTTTCTCTCCTGTAATAGGCATTCTAATTCTCAAATTCAAAACAGAATCATTGTATAAATGCATCAAACGGTCTGTGTATCCCTTTACAATTGAATAGGATGACCCGAAAAAATTTGGGAGTGATTTTTCATCAAACCCGGATTCTTCTTTCCCAAAAGGATGGTCCTCGTCGAATTTAAATATACATCCTGTACCCAAATAGGTATAGTGAATTTTATTCTTTTTACAAATATCCGCTAATAATAACGGAGAATACAAATTATCTCTCATGTTTTCTACCAACTTACCTTCTTCTTCCAAATAATCAATGGTAGTATAAATCTTATCACCGATTCTTCCATGAGTGCGTCCAATGAAAGAAACAACATGAGTTGGTTGTATTTCTTCAATTTCTTTTTTTAAATCTTCTTCATTATCAATACGACATTTACCGCATGAAAAATGAATATTCTTAGTTGTCAATATATCAATGAATTGTTGCCCAATCCAGCCTTTTGAACCGTATACCAAAATATTCATTAATATAAATATGAATCAAAAAATAATATTTATATTGTTATAAAGAAAATAGTTATTTTCATAATATTTTATTATACAACCAATAATTAAAAATACTAAAACGAAATCTAATAAACAAATTGGGTAAAACAAAAATCGCTTGCTAAATTGGGGTCTAATATATAAGCATATGGTAAATAACAATAACCGGCATCACCCCAATTTTTACCCCAAGAATTTGCGCATTTAAATAGTTGAGTCGTGTCATTATAGCCAACAATACACATACAATGACCTCCTTCTAGTGTTTCGGTAGCCGTATCTGGATTTGGAACAATACCGGTATTGGCGACATTTAACGACATAAAACTGGAATATACCATAAAACCAAATATAATCGGGGTATTGTTATTGTATAAACAGTTTTTGAATGTATCTAGGTCTTGATTCACAAATGTATAGGTGAATTTTTGGAATTTCTTTGAGCTTGTAAATACAATACGTGGCGGTAAATTCGCGTATTTGTACGTAATATACGGATAAACACTTTCTCTACAAACACCATAACCTTTGATTGATTGACATGCGGTTCTAACGGTAGTACCATCGTCCATATCGAGTGAGGTATAATCAAGACATCTACAAATAGCATATAAAAAAAGCCTGGAAAGATTCAGTGATTTATTAGTTTGTTTGCTAACGCAATAGGAAAACGCATTTGTAACGCAACTACCGATATTACCCTGGTCTATGATTGATGGTAAACCGGTGACGTTATAACTAGTTGGCGCAACTTTTGAGGTTTTTTTCGAGACAATTCCCTTTCTAGTTATACTTGTAACCTGTAAATGTGTTAATTCTGGATGCGCCTCTGTTTTATATGTATGGTCACGGTCATCCTTTTTTTGAAATTTATAATTCAACCTACAATTCAAATGAGAAAGAGACATTATATTATAAATATATAAATTATAACTTACAAATTAAATTATAATTTTATTGGTCAATCAACAAATTGGAGGCGCATTATATTTACTCCTAGATAGGTCAAAATAGTTTTGTCCCAATGCTATTTTTCGAAATGCTTCGTCATTTAATTCTTTTAAAATAGAACTCGTTTCTTTAAGGTCACTTTTATAATTTTTACCCGTGTGACTTTGTGCTGCTATAAAATCAGTTCCTGGTAAAAAACGGTCGGGATATTTATTGATTAATTCAATATAAGGTGCTCTTTTTACTGGGTCATAAAATACTTGTTTATATAAAACATTCCAACTAATATCAAAATATAGATTTGGGTTTTCTTTTAATAATTTTTCTAATAATTCGGTGTGTTCTTTTACATTTACATTTTTTAACTGTTTTGAGAGACCAAGATGCATCCATACAATTTTATTTTTTGGGTATAACTTCAACACCTCCAACATCAACGGTAAGTATTTAAATTGTTCATTATCATTTCCAATATCACAATGTATTGAAATTGGGTATTTTTTTTCGTATAATTCTTTCATAAAAGGTTTCCAATGTTTTATTTTATCTATTGACACTGGTTTATGACCATTTTTGAAAATCGCCTGTTTTACTAAATTAACCTCGCCCATCCAACGAAACATTCCTGGATATTCTTTTTCCAAAAAACGCATACCATCTAAAATCGTTTCTGGTTTATCTAAATCAGGAAATGTCATTGATAAATTAATGTTTAAATCTTTCATATCATTATCTAATATTGCCTGAGCATTATACATATCACTTTTCATGCTTGGTTTTACACTTACTCCTGGACAATCTAAATAATATGTACAGGATGAATTTATCGGTAATCTTTGACCTATCCCTTCTCCTTGAACAAATATGATTCCTGAATCTCGTAAAATATTCAAAAATTTTTTAAATTCAATTGGTTTCCCCCCAAATGGTCTTAAATGTAAATGCGAATCTAATACAGATAGTTGAGTACGAGATGCCCTATCATAACAACAAACCGGTGTTCCTTTCTTGAAATTTTTAATCGTAATAGGTCCAGAACATTTTTTATATTTTTGTGATTTTTTCCTGTTTTTCATAGTTTTATTTTTAATCATTTTTAGTATATTATTATATTATATTATATTTTATACAATATTATAATTATTTCTATTGAGAATATTTCAAATCAAATATATTTTTGTATTTATCCTTCATCATTAATTCAATCAACGTCTCGGCGGTAAGTATTTTTTCTCGTTTCAGTATTTGAGCACTTTCATGTATTAAATCCTTGGAATTCTTAACAATAAACTCCGCATAAGCATACGCGTCATTAATCAAATTAAATACTTCATTGTCTATTTTTTCCTTGTAGGTTTCACTCAAGTTAGGATATATTATTTTCTTACCCATTCCATAATAAACAATCATTTTTTCTGCCAATTTGAATGCCTCCTCGAAATCATTAATCGCACCGGTTGTCACTGAAACATCATAAAAGACTTCTTCCGCAATTCTCCCCGCCAATAAGATAGACAAATGCTCAAACAGTGCCTCACGAGTGTAAATGGTGCTCGTAGATCCCTCAAAAATCGTATATCCAGGACTCTTTGGTGAGGATAAATTAATCACCACTTTTGTCATTTTTGAATGATGTTTCGAAAGCATGCCGACAATGGCGTGACCCATCTCATGAATAACAATGTGGTCTATTATATCTGACGTAAACTGATGGTCTGTAGGTTGCCATCCAGCCATCATTCGATTCATAATAATATCGATATCTGTATTTGTCATAGTGTCTCGATTATTTCTCAAGGCATTCAACATTGCCTCGTTTAATAGATTTTCTATTTGTGCCGCACTTAAACCCAATGTAATATCCACCAGGTCTTTTATATTCACTGACGCATCATGCGGTTTTCCTTTGGTATGAATATTTAGAATTGCCTCACGGGTATTTGAATCGGGCAGACCCACGAAAATGCGTTTGTCAATTCTGCCCGGTCTGGTTAATGCTGGGTCCAACAAGTCCGCACGATTTGTCGCACAAATAAGGAAAATACCGGTGCTATTCTTGAATCCGTCCAAGGAAACCAACAGTTCATTTAAAGTGCTATCCCTTTCACTCGTTGATGTTTCGCCATCACCTGAACGTTTTCTACCAATTGCGTCAATTTCATCAATAAAAATAATACAAGGAGCATTCTTTTTTGCCAAGGTGAATAATTCTCGAACTCTAGATGAACCAACCCCCACATATTTTTCTTGAAATTCTGACCCTGAAACAGCAATAAAACCGACTTTTGCCTCACCTGCTAGACCTTTTGCCAATAAAGTTTTTCCATTTCCGGGCGGTCCCTCTAAAATAAGACCTTTGGGAACACGGACATTATATTTGGAATATTTGGCATAGTTGGTTAAAAAATCAATACATTGTGATAATTCATTTTTGATTTTATCAAAACCGCCAATATCCGTGAAATTATAAGGGAATTTTGTAATGACCTCAAAATTATCTGATTTTTTATCCCGATTTTTTGACCTTCCCCCAAATGGTTCATTATCTTCATCATCATTATCACCATTATTCATAAACTGACTAAACATCTCCTTGTTCATTATAATACGGATACCGCCCTGTTTTTTCTGGGTATTTATTGGGTTTCCATCATCCGTATAATTCGTGTCTTTTTCCAGTAATTTTGTAATGAGATTTTCTATTACATCTTCATCAATATCTGGGTTTTCTTCTTCCTCCCCAAGAATTTTAAAATCTTGTTCAGTTTGATTATTCGAATTCAGGCGTCGAATATAACCTTCCTGATAATTTCGCGATAGAGGATATTTTCTTTCAGGCCGAATTAAAGTAGTTCGATTCAATGAGCGGTCACCGTATTGTGGTTTATCTTTATTTGTTCTTGTATTTTCATAATGCGGTCGTGATATTGGATATTTTCCGTTATTGGTCTTTACAAATGTAAAACTTTGGGTATTTGATACGAAAAGGAAAAATAAACAAATATGTATCCACATTTATATTATAAATAATAATTATTTTATATACTTTTTAAATTATTATTTATATTTTCTGGTATTGCGACGTCTATGGCGACGTGTTTTCTTTCGCTTTGTATTACGTTTCGTTTTACGCCTGCGTTTTCCGCCTATATCAATATCATCCTTTGACGAAAAATCTAGACGTTGTGGTCGTGCATCACCAATTCTTTTATCTGGATGTACAAAATTCTCAATTTTTGGAACAATTGGCTTGTAACCTTCATTTCCAGGTTTATAATAAATGATGTCTGGTTTATACGTTTCACTTGTTACAGGATGTATTCCATACATATCATGAAAAAGTTCATGTCCACTATCAGATAACATTCTTGTTGGGGGGTCAGAAATGATTTCACTCGTCGTTTTTTCAGGAGTTTTTAACTGATTCATAAATTGAGATGTATCCACAATAAGAAAATTTTCTTTATTATTTTTTAGTCTAACAGGTTGACTACCTTCGGGAAGAGCATATTTTTTCTTATTATTTTTATTTGTAGGTGTTTGACTCATATATTATAAAAATATATTATTTATGTGTTAACTCAAATAAAAAGATGTGTATATAATTACTAAATAGAATGACAGTACCCGTGAATATTTATATTCTTTGTTATAACGAATCCGTTTTATTACCGCAAACGATTGCGCATTATAGAAAATATCTTCCTAATAGTAAAATCATAATTTACGACAATCATAGCACCGATAATTCTGTAGAAATTGCGAAATCATTAGGTTGCGAAGTGATGTATTTTGAATCAGATAACCAACAAAACGAGGAAACCCAAAGAGGCGTTAAAAATCACTGTTGGAAAAGTGTTCAAGACGGATGGATTCTTGCCTTGGATATGGACGAATGGTTATGCGTCACCGAAAAAGACCTGGAATACGAAAGAGAGCAGGGCACCACTATATTAACGGTTCAAGGCGTGGAAATGTTGGGCGAAAGTCAAACCCTTGATTTGAGCGACATCGATTTACATTCCATCAATAAAGGCATGGATTTCATACATGAAAGCAAAAGTCTTTGTTTCTACCGTCCTGAAATACAAGAGATGAATTATGGTCATGGAGCACACTGGTGTCGTCCAGAGGGTACCATAAAGCACAGTGAAAAGGCATATTATAATAAGCATTTTCGTTACCTAGGAGTGCCATTTATTGTCGATAAGGTGATTAAACGATACCATAGAACACAATTTATGAGAAGTATTGGCCTTGATATGCATTACACTGATGATGTTGAAAAAATTACCAAGGAATACAACGATTTGGCTGAACAAGTGAGAACATATGAATTTCCATTCAATACATAAATTCAATTTTCGACTTCCCCTGAACTTGAACAAAGTTTACATTCTTTATATGGCGGTTGTTTAATAAATCCATCCGCGTCACAACAGTTTTCTTTATTCACATAACAAATATTACATTTAATTTTTTGGGTTTTAATAAAACCACTACCATTACATTCTGGACATGTTTTTTTATTTGTTTTAGACATAATGTATAATTTATAAATATAATTATAATTTGAATTTAAATTTAAATTATAATTAAATATATTTCAAAGAATATAAATATTTTTTAAAGAATATAAATATTATGATAAAAGTCGGTTTGAATGGTTTTGGAAGAATCGGTAAATGTGTTTTATTACAATTGCTTAATAATGATAAATTTTCAGTTTGTTGTTTAAATGCGATGAATATTAATATTCACGAAATTGAAGACTATTTATCATATGATACAGTTCACGGGAAACATGATATAACAGTAGAAATCATAAATGTAAATACATTTAAGATAAAGAATCACGTCATAAAATTAATCAGTGAAAGAGATGCTAAAAAAATTAATTGGAGAGAAAATGGGTGTGAATATTTAATAGATGCGACTGGTTCATATTTAACCACTGAAAAATGTAATGACCATGATGTAGATTATGTTGTAATGACTTCTCCATCTAAAGACAATACAAAAACATTAATTTATGGTGTGAATGAAAACAATTATGATGGAGAAAAAGTGATTTCTGGTTCATCATGTACAACAAATTGTATTAGTCCTTTGTTAAAATTATTGAATGATAATTATCAAATAAAGAATTGTGTATTTTTAACAATTCATGCGACTACTGCGTCACAATATGCGGTTGATGTTTTACAAAAGACATCCAGAACGAATCGTTCTATATTAAATAATATAATACCGCATACAACAGGGGCATCCTCGTCTGTAATTTCAGTTTTACCTGAATTAAATGGTAAGATAAACGGTACAAGTGTTAGGGTTCCAGTATTGAATTGTTCTCTCTTGGATGTAAATGTTGAATTAGAAAATAGTGACATTAAAATGAATGATATCATACATATTTTGAAAAATAGTGAATATTACAAAACCGTATATGATTGTTCTAGTAAAAAATTGGTAAGCAGTGATTTTACGACAACTACTACACCGTCCATTTTGGATACAAATGCGTCGATTGAAATTGGTAATGGACGTTTCAAATTAATGGTATGGTATGATAATGAATGGTCGTATTCATCTCAAATAATTCGATTAGTTCAACACATGTATGAGTATAATAATCGTTTAATCAAACAAAAATATTATTTGGAAAATTTACATTTAAAAGACAAGGGTGTCGTGGGTCGTTTTGATTTTAATGTTCCAGTAAACAAAAAGGGTGAAATTAGTGATGAATTTAGAATATATTCAGCAATTCCTACAATTGAGAAAATACTGGAAAAAAAACCCAAATATATTGTATTAACTTCTCATTTTGGGCGACCAAAGGGAGCAGAGGATAAATATTCGTTGAAATTTTTGATTCCTGTTTTGGAAAAATATTTGAATAGAAAGGTAACATTTTTGGAAAAGGGTTTATCTCTCGAAACGTTACAAGAATTAAAAAATCCCCAAGGAATTTATTTATTGGAAAATCTTCGTTTCCATAAAGAAGAAACTGAATATGAAAAGGGAATAAACCAGGTTGACTTAGATGTTTTGAATATTTATAAAAATTTGGGGGATGCCTTTATTTGTGATGCGTTTGGTTGTACGCATCGAAAACATTTGAGTATTCATGCGGTTTCAACATTTGGAAAAATGTATGGTTATGGGTTATTAATTGAAAAAGAAGTGTCCAAGATAAATACATTAATCAAGAGCAATGGCAAGAAAGTATTGGGAATTATTGGAGGTAATAAAATCGCAGATAAAATTCCAATCATTCATTCTTTAAAGAAAATCGCGAATTCGACAATTTTCATAGCAGGAGGCATTGCGAAACATTATACTCCAACAACAGAAAATGAAATGGTTATGAATGATGGTTTTGGTGGTGAAAATTTGGATGAAAATACAGCGTCGACTTATATTGAAAATATAAAAAACACTCATTTGAACGTATATGATATAGGAAAAGAAAGTGTGAAAAAATTAATGGATTTGATTGATGATTCAGATATTATTTTTTGGAACGGTTCTCTCGGTGTCATTGAAAATGAACAATATGTCAAGGGTAGTATTTTATTATTGGATTATTTGAAGCAACAAAACAACAAGACAATCATAATTGGTGGTGGCGAGACGAGTTCACTCGTAAAGCATAAAAATGGGTCTTTATACGTCTCTACTGGTGGTGGCGCGTTGTTAGAATATTTACAAAATAAAATATTAAACGATGAAAATTTGGTAGGATTACAAATATATGATTAAAATACGATTAAAATACGATTAAAAAATAAAATAATTTTAGACATGGTTAGTATAATGTCTGAAATTATTTGGTTCAAAGACTGTTCGTACAAGAACAAAAATTTAGTAGGCGGAAAATGTTGTTCTTTAGGTGAGTTATACAAATTATCAAAGAAAATGTTATTTTCGATTGCTGATGGATTTGCTATTACAACCGAGTTTTATGATAATTTTATAACTTACAATAATCTAGAAACTATTATAAGTGAAACAATCGAAAATATTGACGTTGAAAATGTCGGTATTTTAGAAGAAAAATCCAAATATTTGAAAAATTTAATTACTAGTTCTGAATTTTCAATTCTACACAAGGAACTCATCATAATGAATTACAAGGAATTGTGTAATTTATATAGTAATGAAAATTTAGAAGTGGCAATCAGGTCATCTGCTTTAGCGGAAGATTTACCAAACGCATCTTTTGCTGGACAACAAGATACGTATTTAAATATACGCGGTTTTGATGATGTATTGGTATCGGTAAAAAGATGTTTTGCCTCTTTATTCAATAGTAGGGCGATTTCTTATCGTAAAACACACAATATTAAAATTGGTGAAGTAAAAATATCAGTAGCGGTCCAAAAGATGGTTCGTTCAGATATAGGTTCGGCTGGTGTTGCTTTTTCGATTGACCCAGAAACTGGATACAATAAAGCAGTAATTATAAATTCATCTTTTGGTTTAGGCGAGTTGGTAGTTTCAGGTGGTGTAAAACCAGATGAAATCATTTTGGATAAACGATTATTAAAAGATATAGAAGCGGACCCAATTATTACAAAGAAAAAGGGTGATAAACAGACCAAGATTATATATGATGAAAATGGCGGCGTAAAAGAAGTAGAAACAAATCACAATGAAAGATTCAATATAAGTATCGCAAATAATCAGTCTATTTCTCTCGGTAGATATATTTTAAGACTAGAAGAATGTTATTCAAAAATGTTCAACAAACAAATGGGGGTTGACGTTGAATGGGCAATTGATGGTATAGACCAAAATATTTATATCATACAAACAAGACCAGAAACTGTTCATAGTAATAATGAAAATTTGGAATTGACAAAGTATATTTTGAGAGAAAAAGGTAAAATACTTACCACCGGTGTTTCAGTGGGCGATAAAATAAGCACTGGTAAAATTAAAGTATTAGAAAACATAAGTGATTTTGAGTTGTTTGAAAAAGGTGATGTATTGGTTACCGATATGACAACCCCAGATTGGGAGCCTATTATGAAAATCGCGTCGGGCATTATTACAAACAAGGGTGGAAGGACATGTCATGCTGCTATTGTTGCGCGTGAATTGGCATTGAACGCAATCGTCGGTACAGGTAATTGTACGGAAACTTTAAAAGATGTAAAAGAGGTCACCATGTCTTGTGCGGAAGGTGAACAAGGTTTTGTTTATGAGGGAATATTGAGTTATGAAATTGACCGTATTCAAATAAGTAACAATTTAAAATTACCAATCAAATTAATGTTGAATGTAGGTAACCCAGAAAATAGTTTCAACAGCTCGATTATTCCAAATAGTGGTGTTGGATTAGCCAGATTAGAATTCATCATTAGTAATTATATTAAAATTCACCCAATTGCTCTTTGTGATTATCCAAAAATAAGAAATGATGTTAGAGAGAAAATATATGAAATCATAGGAAGTCATGATAATGGAACATGGTATTTTATCAAAAGATTGGCGCGCGGTATTTCGAAAATTGCGTCGGCATTTTATCCAAATGATGTGATTGTTCGATTGTCTGATTTTAAATCCAATGAATACAAGAATTTAATTGGTGGTGATATTTATGAACCAAATGAAGAAAATCCAATGATTGGTTGGAGAGGTGCGTCAAGATATTATTCTAGTGAATACCAAAAGGGATTTGAGTTAGAATGTGAGGCGATTAAATATGCGCGCGAAGAAATGAAAATGACCAACATTATTGTTATGATTCCATTTTGTAGAACTCCAGAAGAATGTAAATTGGTAATACAAAAAATGGAGTCTTATGGATTAAAACGTGGAGAGAATGGGCTTCAAATATATTTAATGTGTGAAATACCTTCAAATGTCATAGAAGCTGCGGAATTTAGTCCAATGATTGATGGTGTCTCCATTGGTGGTAATGATTTGTTACAATTAACATTGGGTGTGGATAGAGACAGTGATAAAATTACGCACTTATCGAATGATGAAAATTTAAGTTATAGAAGAATGATTAGCATGGCAATCAAAGTTTATAAAGAAAACGGGGTGAAAATCGGGTTTTGTGGTCAACAACCATCCGACAGTATTGAGTTTTGTAACTTTTTAATTAATGAAAAGATAGATAGTATATCGGTAACTCCTGATTCGGCACTTAAAACAATCAAAAATTTGGGGGTATAAAAACTTACGGTAAAATAATTATACAATTATTATAAATATTTTATATATTTTCGAAGAATAGGCATTACTAAAAATTGTAATTTTAAGACAAAAGTAAATGGAAAAAGTAAAAATGGACATTTTTGGTATGTCCATTTTTCAAATATGCCAGTATTTTGATGAAAAACAGGGGTTTTTTGGTCATTTTAGAGCATAAAGCTCTCCCGGTTTTTTCGTGGAATTTTCCAAGAGAGCATAATTTTGTGAGCATAAAAATAGATTTTAATTGGGAAAAGATTTAGAGATTTTTTCTGTTTCCATTTTAGGAAACCATGGAAATCTCAAAAGTCTCAAAAAGTCTCAACAATTTTTACTGCGAGTTTTGTGACTATTCATGCTGTAGAAAAAGCGATTTTAACAAACACCTTTTAACCGATAAACATCTTGTCAGTAAGGATGGAAACCAAATGGAAACCATGGAAATCTCAAAGTCTCAAAAAGTCTTCGAGTGTGGGTGTGGAAAAAGTTATAAAAATAAGAGTGGTTTATGGAAGCATAAAAAGAAGTGTGATACAAAAAACAGCCAAGAAAATATCAAAATGGATATAGAAGAACCCGAACCAACTGAAAAAAGTGTACCTGGAGGTGGAGATTTTTCAAGTGAAATGATACTTGAGCTTTTAAAACAGAACCAGGAATTCAAGGAACTTATACTTGAACAGAATAAACAAATGCTTGAAATAAGTAAAGACCGGAGTATAACAAATAATAATAACATAACACAAAACAATAATAACAAATTCAATTTGAATGTATTCTTGAATGAGACATGTAAAGATGCGTTGAATTTGAGTGATTTCTTGGAATCACTAATTTTATCCTTAACAGATTTTGAAAATTTTGGTCCTCTTGGGTATTGTGGTGGTATAAGTAATATTTTAATAAAGGGATTAAATACGTTGGATGTAAGCAAACGCCCGATTCACTGTAGTGATTTAAAGAGGGAGGTGATTCATGTGAAAAACAATGATACTTGGCATAAAGATGATAATAAAGAACAAATGATAAAGGCAATTAAGGCGATTGAACACAAGAATGTGAAGCAGATGAATCTTTGGGCGAAAGCCAATCCGGAATACAAAGACCCGAATAATAAAAAGAGTGACTTGTATACAAAGCTAATAGACCAGAGTTTGGGAGAAACCGATAAAGAAAAAGCCCAAAAGAATTACAACAAAATAATAAAAATGGTCGCTAAGGAAATATTAGTCGAAAAATAATATTTTTTGTCTGTATATAGTATAAATGGAGGAGGATAAGCAAGAACAAAAAGAACAAGACAAAGCAGTAGATGTGTCTTTAGAAGCAGAAAAGGTGGAAAAAGAAGAAGTCACAAAATGTTGTGGTTCAACGGATTGTGATAAAAAAGGGTGTGATAATTGCCGTCGTTGTTGGAGGCTATCATTCGATAGAATTCGAGGGTTTTTCACTGGATTTTCTTTAGGGTGTTCTAGTACAAGTTGTGTAGCATTACATACAAAAAAAACCGTAGCACAAAAAGTAGAAGAAAAGAAGGAAGAAGTTCCAGGAGAAAAACAAGATAATGTAGTATAATATTTTATGATTAGCATGAAACATAAAATATTTATTGTGTTCTGGGAGGTTTGGGAAGAGGGTAACCAGTCCGGTTGCGCGAATTGTTATACCCGGTGTAAGCACGATGTCCTGGTATGTCGTTTCCAAAAAGACTAACACCATCAACTCTGAGATTACTAGTAGGAATATCTTGTGTATGTAATCCTTGATTTGTGTTTCTTCTATTTATTGGAGGTGGAGGTAAATTTGCGCGTGTTCCTCTTGGAGGAGTTACGGGTGATGTTTGACTAAATCCAAAAACTGAATAAGGACGTTCTTCGTATGTTTGTTGTAAACCATTGCGCCATAAACGAACGGGTGTCGAATTTCCAATTTTTCCATAAAGTTCACCCTTTTTAGTATCTGTATCAAAATTTATATCAAGATTTATTCCATATATTTTAGCATCTTTACCATCACATTGAAATTCAATAGCTCCATTATAAGATATATTTTCGGCTAATTTCGTCCAATCATCATCATTATTTATATATTTACTTTCAGCGATAGGAATATCTGAATAATTCACCGGGTCTTGAGGAATACAACGAGCAATTTTTTCGACAAATGCACGATTACCACCTTTCATATTTTTCCTCATTTTCCTTGATTTTCGCTTCATTTGTTTCTTAACACTTCTTTTTTTGTACCAATTCTTTTTTTTGTCATATAATATACCCAAAGAAATAAATGTCACCTAATAGAAATAGTTGAAATTACAATTATCAAATTTTGTACATGGACCAATACATGCCAAGTGTCCCCACATGGGAACATACACCTCTTTTGCTATTCCAAAAAACAATGAGCTGAGAGAAAAGTTGCTTCGAGATAAAATAATCACCTCTGAATTACAAAGCAAGTATAAATCGAGGTTTTCGTCATTACTACGAATAGACCGGTAAGAAAAACCGGTGCCATAATTACCAGGCGATGTGATAATAACGACTTCATAATCAGGATATTTCAATAAAGCATCGTCAATTTGAAACTGAATCGTTTGGGTAGGTAAAGGGGTTTGGCGATTGTATTTCCATCCAAAACAGCTCCACTCACATTTTTCATTGTTATTAATTAACCAGGCATAATGACCTGAGCAAACTCTGCCATCATAATTAGGCCAGGTCATGACATCTTCTAATCGTAAATGAACCAAAATCGTTTTTTTAGGGTCAAATGGAATGCTATATTTCTTTTCAAGAGAATAGGTTTCAAATGTAGGACGAATATATTTATATAAATATTGTTTAAAATATGATATCAAATCACTTTTTAAATGTCTAACGGTGAGAGAAGTAGTGTAATTCAAATCGCTGTCGTTACAAATAACAATTTCTTCACTTTCCTGAATATCTGCGTATTTTTCTTGTAATGTCTGGTTGTACAAATGAATAAAATCAGTTAAAGATTTCACAAAAATACTTTTACCATAATTCAAATCAGGTTCAAAAAGAATAAAATAATGATTATCATAAGCGTGAATAATTTGTGAAACATAATTAATTAGATTTGTTCCTAAACGGTCACATCTATCCAACATTTTTAAAAATATTTTTTTTTCAGGTGGTTTGACGATGGGAAATAATTCCATGATAAAATATATAATTAATATTAGTTTATATATTTTTATTTTGTATATTTACGAGTTACGATTTTTATCCTCTTGATTGTTTGACAATCCTCCCTTTTGTTTTAGTTTTAGTTTTATTGATAACCATGTGTGTGAGTTGGGCTTTATCTATCCATTTTGTATTATAATTTGGGTGAAATGTATCTAATTTACAGGTTTTTTCATCAATTTTTACACATTGTGTTGCTTTGATTTTACACAATTCATCATCTTCATCGATTATTTGCCCGTATTTCTGTTTTTCTTTATCGATATATACCCAGTCGCCAATATCAAACTCTTGGGACATGTGTTATATAGAAAAATATACAAAAATATATACAAAAATAAATTAATTATTCGTTTGTCATTTCTCTCATTGACCTCTTTTTCTAAAAGTAAAAATGGATAAAAAGAAAGGTATAATTTATATTTTATCACATTTATTGTAATATAAATGAGCATCTTGAGTTTCTAAATTGACTTGAGGGAGAGAACCCCATTCAGTATAGGGTTTGGCTTTTGAGGTGGGTCGTTCTAAAGCAAGAAGTTGTTTGAGTGCTTTCATTCTTCTCTCTAGAGGGAACATAGAGGCAGGTAATTTTCGGCTTAATTGTTTCCATCTCCATTCAAATTGTAGTGCTGCTTGCCAATCAGGGAATCCTGCGACATGACATGCGCGTTCCCATGTCTCACCTTTGCCGACTTTGGCACCTGTGGCGTGAGCCCCGCCTTTGATTTCCTTATTATGTTGCCTTAATCGGCGGTCAAGGTCTACCGTAGCGCCTACATAGGTGGCATTATCGGTGGATACCAGAAGATATACAAAAGACATTATATAATATGTTTTGTATATAAATTTATTTTTGATTTTATCATCATTTCTTTATTATTTTTTTTGTGGATACATCTTTTTCAGTGGATACAATGATTGGTTGAGAAATAATAGGAGGTGTATCATCAATAGTAACAACATTTAGTTTTGATTTACAGCCTCTCTTATGAGCAGACATGGCAGATTGGTTTTTTCCAACAAAATCACAGAATTCACAAACATATTTACTTGAAGAAAAAGCATATCTGGTAGACAAGAATTTTTCCAAAGACGGAAAATCATTTTCTTCGATTTGTTTAATCATTTTTTGACCAAAATCCTTCACAGTTTTAATTTGTAATAATTTTTGAGAGACAAAATATTGGTATTCCTTATTGATTTCATCAAGGACTTCTTTGTCAATCGTATAACTATTGCCATTGTTAATAATAATTTCGTCTAACTTGTACTTGAAATTATCAATCATATCAATAGCAATTCTAATTTTTTCTGCGTCATTTCTCACTTCATGGACATATAACAGAACATTACCATCATTTATATTGATTTCAAAGTTTTCTTTATTTGCGATTCCATAGTTTTGCGATAAAAATAAACCACAACATCCTTGAATTTCAACATCGCGTATAAACTTTTTAACTTCATCTTGAATAACATTTCGACTCCAATTTTTATTTTCAATCAATATCGTAGGTTTGTTTTTTCTTGTAAGCATAATATCCCCCGTTTCTTTTTGGTCTCCAACAATATCAATTTGCGCAGTTGAATACAAGGATTGTAATATATTGAATAGAACATTTTCAGACATTTTACCTTTACAGGAAGACACCTCCATTTTTTTTAGTAATTCCCCAACATTATTTTGTAACATTACTTGAGTTGATTGATTCGAAGACGAAATATCTTTAATATCTAATATATGTTTTTCTGTAGATGTTTTCATTTGATTAATTGTAGTATCTAATCTTTTTTCAGATGATGAAACAATAGTATTAATCATTTGTTGAGAATTAGAAATCGTATTTGAAATCTTATTATCCAAAAGATTAATGAACTCATCGAGAGACTTTTTATTGATGGTTGAATTCACCAGTTTATTTGTATCTTCATTCATTGAATTGTGTAATACTTTAATATTTTCTTGTATTTGTTTGTTTAAATTTTCATTATTTTTTGGAATAACATCATTGATCATGATAAAAATTTTATCCAATAAAATTGAATTGTATTCTTTAACAAGGGGAGCGATTTTGTCAGAAGTATTTGTCGATAAAATCATTTTAACATCTTCAAAATATTCTTTTTTGAATTCATTGAATTTATTTCCAAAGGTATTAATGGTTTCAGCCTGAAGTTTATTGAGAGAATCAGATACGCTATTTACTTGAGATTGTAAAGATTTAACATTGTTTAAAAGTTGTGCTGCTATATTATTGCTGAGAGAAGAATTCATGTCTTGAGATAGGTTCAACATAATGTCAACAAATATAATATTCATTGATTCAAAATCTATATTTTTATGTTCTTGATAAAAAGCCCATACCTTTTTGTTATTACAAGTTAGAGAGAAATTTTCCATAATAGAAAATAATATAGAATGTCTTTATATTATTTTATAAGTTAATTTACTTTTTTGTTAAAAAATTGATTTAAAAAGTATTAAAAAATCGAGTGAAATCAAAAAGTTAACAAAAAACTAAACCAAAAAAGGGAGTTTCTCTCGGTTAATTCAAAAAACTAACAAAAAACTAAACCAAATTTGTCTAATTTTCAAAACTAATTCAAAAAACTGA